TCTTCCATCGTGCTTTTTCAGATGCAAGGGTGCACTCGGAAAGAGTCTAATTGCTAAGGCTCTCGATTTTTCTTTGTCGCGGTCGAGTTTGAAATACTTCTTCCAGGTCACAGGGGAAACAAGGGTCAGAGGAATAGTGCTTGTGGCTATAACAGCTCGCGCCGAGCCATAGCTGTCCCCAAGACTGAACGTACTAGACACACCCTGACTCGGCATAGCCCCGACTTGCTCCAGCACAGCGGTGGTACTCTCATCAGGTTGCATCCACGCCCTAATCAGCCGTTTTAACCCTGCAGGATCTACCTCGCGCTTTACTGAGCCAGAGCCTTTGGCGACCGTTGGCATGTCTTCTACGCCTAAAAAAGCGCCATCTCTGAGCGCTGAAACAGCCCCTGTCAGACCTGGGTCAATCGCTATGATTAACATTTTCACAGCTCCTTGTAGTTCTCACAGGATGCCCGCTGTTCTTCAATTGACAGAATAAGGCCTGTCAGCGTGCACTGCCAGAGACCCTCTTCATGCTCAGGCATACAGTTCTGACAGCTACGGCAGGTACGCAAAGGCTTGTCTACCCCATAGCACGCAGCGTTCATGTCACAGAACTTACACGTAAAACTCGCGGGATCACTGCTTATTCCAGCGGGTTTGAGCGTAGCGTCAACGAGTTTGATAACCTTTTGTTGTAGGCGTTTCTGCTCTTCTTTGTCTTCCTTGATGCGCTCTACATAAAACGATTCATCGTCTTTGCAGACGGACACATAGAGTCCTCGTGTATGCCCGCTCAACGCCATACTAGACTGCATCTGCGCATAATGCTCAGGTTTGTGAACTTGCATGCCATGCTTCAGCAACGCAGAAAAGCTGTTTTTGTTATGAGTCTTGATTTCAAGCAAATGTGCCGTCTTCTCAGAGCCTGGAACCTTCTTGATAACTCCGTCGATCTTAGTTACAAAGTGCCCAGTATCGTCTGTCCAGCTAAACTGCTCGCCATGCTGGTCTTTGTCCCAGACATCGAACCCTGCAGCTCGAAGGTCTTCAACGACGCGAGATTCTTGCTGGTGGCCGGTCTCAAACAGACGGAGCATACGCCCGCTGAACGAAGATTTCCCGTACGAACGCCAGCTAAGCCAGATCTGCCGTACGCATTCATGCCCGATGCTGGAAGAGCCTAGCCTGCCTAAGTACAGGGGGTTTTTAGCTTCTCTATGCTCGTAAGCGGAGTATATACTGTCTATGATCTCTTGTTCTGGCTTTTTAGGTAATGCTACCATGTTATTTCCTAGTTATGAGGTATAGCGGAGAGCTATGGTCTTGTAAACGCAGTTGTATACACAATGCGACCGCAAGACCAAGCTCTTATCAAATCATATTAGTCCCAGGGATTTGCAGACTTAGCAGCTGGGGCAGCAGGCTTAGCGGGCTTGCTCGCAGCGGGCTTAGCCGCAGAAGAGGTAGGAAACACGTATGACTTGATACGGTTGCGGTCTGAGTAGCCTCCAGTGCCTTTCTCAATGTCCAGCATACAGTTAAACGGGCGACCCAGCAACTTGTCGGTGTCATCAGCGTCGGGCTTGCCCGCAGCGGTAGCCCAGCTGACGAGTTGTTGGCGACCGATGCTTTGTGCCTTCTCGCTCGGGTTGTTGGTGTTGTAATTATTCCACACCCGGCGGCCCTTGAAATTACCCTCGACGACTTCAAACGTCACGGCAATGTACGAGCCTGTGCCCGCAGCTGTAGACTTCTCCTCAGCTTCGATAGCCTTCAGCACATACTCGCCAGGAGGCATCGGGTCGAAGGAGCCTTGGGCGTTGACATCAACTTCTGCAGCGTTAAAACCAAATTTAGCCATGATATGAATACTCCTAAGTAAAAGTTAAGCGGAAACGGGAACGGATTTGCAAAGATTAGCGTAAGACATTTCAATCTCTTCAGGGCAGTTGTAACGGTTTTTAGCTACGAAAGCCGGGTTCTCGACAAGACTCAGAATGCGGTCACCGTTGGTGGTTCCGCGAGTGCGCTTACCGTTGAAGCCAGAGTCAGAAGTCTTAACCATCACCTTGAACGATGCGAACGCCAGCACATCGGCCCATTCTTGCAGCAGGGCGTTGCAGCGATTTGGGATTTTCGGTTGATAGCGGTCGTACTCCTCAGTGCGCGGGTCTTGATACTTCACAACAGCAGCGTGGGCAATGAGCACAACATTCATTCCCCGACGTAGTCGTAGCGCATCAAGCCCTTGCAAGATTTCACGGAATTCCTCAGCTACGTACATTTGCCCTTTTCCAAAGCTCTGCTGTTTCTCATCGTACTGAGAGTCAACATGCTCGACGATGAGCGGCTCAATAAGCCAGTCAACCGAGTCAATGACAACTGTCTTGAATCTGTGTTCTTCCTTGAGCAACGTCTTGATTGACTCAACAACTTGATCAATCTTGGTTGCTTTGGGAAAGCTGACAACGTCCAGCGAATCTAGACCATCTTCCGTGCTGATAAAGATTGGGGCCGGGAATTGTGACGCCAGCGTACTCTTGCCAATTCCATGCCCTCCATAGATACAGATACGAGGAGGAACCGCTTGTGGCCCCTTGCGCAGCTGAGACATCCAACCCGCTGGTTCAGCGGTAGCCGTTTTCTCTTTTGACATGATTTGTTTTCCTTTCTTGGGTTAGAGGCAGTTCAGTCATCTGCCGTTGTAAAACTCTGTTCCATCGTCCACACTTGCAGTATGTACGCGGATGTTCGCTTGTCCCACTTGAGCACGTTGATAGTTCCATACGTCTCCAAAATGATAGACATACAGATACCGCTCAGTGTTGGGTCTCCAATAGGACTAAAATAGTCGTCAGGCTCATACTCACGCAACGCACGGCGTAATGCTACCACCATGTCCGTAGTGTCGTAGCTACGCGGCAAGTGCTGGACGATAGGGTAAACCTCGCCAAACTTAGAGGCATCTGAGAAGTCTTTGTATGGGTCTGAATGCGTAATCCACACGGTCTTAAGCGGTTTCATTTTTACGTTTCCTTTTCTGTTTTTGCGGTTCGGCTATCAGTTCTAGCTGCTCAGCGGGCAGGTAGCGCTCACATCCCAACAGCACCGCAATTTTAATTGCTTCGCGCAGGTACCAATCATAATCAAGGTCAGCAGGGTGCCCGGCTGCGAGGTCAATCTGCATGCAAGCTCGAGCACCTTCTGTCTTGGGGACTTTGTTACCGTTGCTCGCGTATTTCAATGGCTCAAGGGTTCGGTCGGTGCTCTGATACCAACGTACTACTTTACCAAGATACTCTCCGTTTTGCGTACCTCCGCCAGTCACGTTGCGAGCACTCAAGAAGTCCTGGAAACCAGCGTTTTTTATGGTTTCTAGGAACGGCGTGCCATATGCTAACCACTGGCCTACAGCAATGGCGCAAACGCCAGCCGTAGGGTTCTTTTTAAGGCTTAGCGGCGCATAGATTCCTTTCTCCTTAATCTTACGATCAGGCTTCACAGCAAGGTAATTGTTTACGTCTTTCATAGCTAGTACACGATACGGCGTAAACTCAAATTTCAGCCCTGTGCGCTCGCTGAACTTCGCAACCACCTCGTCAACTGCAGGCTGCAAGCTCTTTGTAAACCCTACAGCAATACCGTCGGTATTAGCTGATAGCGTAACCGCTCCGACGTGTTCTAGCCACTCAATCAGCATCAGCAGCGTGAACTGCCCGGTCAACGTCGTAGCTAGCATTAGCTCAGGCGCATACAGTACTGAGTACCGGCTGGCGAGCTTGCCAAACGTGCCGTTCAAACTTATTTTTAATGTCTCGTTAGTAGCCTTGTCTCCGGTATGTTTAGCTTCGATACGTTTGTCGTAGATCTTGCGATACTCGGAAATGAACGCTGGCCCAACGGACTCAGGGTACATGTTACAGAGCAGAATCAATGATGGGTAGAACGACTCCGCGTCGATGTCTGTGATCACGTAATCTGCGCTTGCCGTATGACACACTGACTTGTCATGAGTACTGTGAATACCACCTATCCCGAGCTGGTACGTACCAGATCCGAAACAGATTACTTCCTTACCTAGAAAGTCCGGCAGCCTAACGTGCCCGGTGGCCGGATTCATAGCGAAAACGGTCTCAGTTACCCGCTCAAGCAGCTCTTGTAGCGCGGGTGTTTGGAACTTCAGATACGCCGGAGGAGCATAGCGAATGGTGTCTGGAATACGGTTCTCACGGCGGCGCAACCCCATGCTGGAGATGTAAGCCTGCTCAGCCATCTGCGAGTCCGACTTGCTACGCATATCTACGCCATACAGTTTAGACATGCTCACGCGGAGTAGCATCTCTTTTTCCAGTTTTTTCAGCAGCGCTTCTGTAGTATCTACGTCATTGTCGCAGTATGACTCTACCATTCGCTCTTGCTCAGGCGTATGAATCTCCTTATCATGCGCCAGAGGCATATCCTGAATCAAGGGCATATGCAAACGTGAACCATATGCCTTCAACCCCACGAACGACGGTGCAACTTCAATCAAGTCTATGCTGTCAAAGTTAAGGGGCTGAAGGCGATGTTTACGTACAGCTTGACAGCTCGGCAGTCGATTGACGATTATATCGTTGGCAATAGTCTTTATCTCCTGCTCGGTTTTACCTGAGCAAAATGCGGTCGCAACAACGTCATCGAACGATCGATTGTTGAATCCTATGAATGTCGCTTCCGGCTGCTCGAGGAACGCCCGTAACCGGCGTGTAGCATCAGGCTCATGTCGCCAGAAACCTACCCGCTCGCCAGTCTCCATGCATTTGGCCCGGAGTAGGGTGCGATTAGGTAGTGTTTCCATGTCGAATATCCAGGTAGACATACTAGTGGTCTTGATTCACATATCCTGAATTCGGGGCTGATCCATCATTTACAGGCAGGTTTGAACTCTCAAGCTCAATCAGCTTCTGAATGAAATGGGTCGCTTTCTCCAAGTCCTGAATACCGTTCTTGTCTTGATAGCGCTCTACATACTTAGTGATGCACCCCACAAAATAGCCACGGCCATACAGACGCCATTGACGATCCCAGTGCTCCTCGCCTCCTTTTTTGTAGTGATCGCCGCCAATTTGGGTGTCATTCGCGCTCATGCTACCATCTCCTTAATCGTGTTGAACAATTCTTTCTCTATACCCACAAGCATCATCTGATCAGCATAGCTCAAGTAACGATCCAGGACGACACGCATCTTGGAGTTACCCATCTCAAGCTCCTGCACGCAGAACAACGCACCTTGCGCGATGTCGGCGAGCTTCAGCACCCGTTGATCTTGAGAACTGAGCGTGGGCATTGGAAACCCTGAACTCCGCAGGATGCGATCCTCTAGTTCATTGAATTGCTCGGCTATCCCGAACTCGCGTTTGCTCGGAGCGGGTACATCTCCTGTCTGGTGTTCAGCCATGTCATGCAACAGCGCAGCATAAATCACCTGGGGATTGTAGGCGCGATTGTCCATGATCAGATGGGCCAGCAAGGCAACTCCATGCGAGTGATGCCCAACGGTCTCTTGACACAGAGTAGGAATGGTGTGATAGCGTCGGGTGTTGGCCCCGTCGCAGATGAATTGCAGTTTTGACTTCATCAAGTTCTCCAGTTATGAAAAGGTATGCCGCAAATTTTAGTCCTGTTTTACAGTGCTCAGCGATTGTATTTTCAAATCGCTGAATCTGCGTCGATTGGCTAAGCCTGCTTAAGAAGTTCCCGGCGTTGAATCCAGCTGAAAGTTGCTCTGCGCCAATCTTCAGCTCGTATTTTGGAAGCCCATCCGGTGCCGTCTCCCGCGTGGATCTTGCGTACTCTGCTGGCCATTGCCATAGGGTGAACCACGTGCTTCAGGAACGGATGTTCGTACTCGGCTTCTGTATCAAAGGGGTCTTCACAGAATATTTCGCACTCGCGCAGGAAGCTCTTGTAATCAGCGTTCAGCATCAAAGGCTGAGGTCGAACCTCGCCACGTGAGTAAAGGTCGTAATCATCGCTGTCAGGAGGGTTTTTAACGTACTGCAAAGCAGGGTACATTTCAGTGTATAGATGCAGGTTGTTGCTCACTTGTCGATAATCGCCCGTCCTCATTTCCAGTGCGCACGCTACGAACTCTTGTAGGTAGCTCATATGCACGGCGTTGGCCCCGTAAGCGCCATACCAGAGATCGTTCGAGCGATTGAATACGGTCATGTTGAGTTTGTTGCCTCGGCAGTCAAATACTATAGACATATTGCAGGCTTTGTCCTTAGTTTGCTTTGTCAAATCATCGCTGTCCCACATCTGTAGAACGGCTTGACGACTGTTAGGGTCTCTGCGCAGTAGTTCAACAATTTCGACGAGCTGATCTTGCCCGAAGTGTGAACGCCAACGCTTGCCATAAGGGGCATTAAACGTAGATCCGTTGTCAGAGTACTGCCCGATTTTGCTGTTAAACTGTTGTAGGAAATAAACATCTTCCCTGCCTGCTAGCATCCAAATCGATTCAAGTACGTGGAAAATAGGATTGCAATCACGTCCGGCGTGAAACAATACCCGTTCGCGAGGACACTTATATGTAGTCACAACAGGCTCAGGAAATGCAACGACCGGCCCATTTCTGGTTTGCTCAACAGGATATTTGCCGACTTTAAGTAACCAAAAAGCCTGTGAGAAGGCTTGATTCACATTGCGTACCGTTATCTCCATGTCAAAACTCCGTTTCAGGTTTATAAAGTTGTTTTGGAGCGCCTTCTGCTAGGATAGTGCGACAATATTTATCAAA